GGTCTTATAAGTAATAGCCTCCATCTGAATGGGGATAGGGGATTCCATCCATTTGCCAATCAATCACATTGGTGGCGGGGTAATCCATACCGTAGGCACGGTCTGGATAAACCCCAGCGGTCATGCGATTGTAAGCACTGGCAATATTAGACACAGTCCTAACTCCTGAGGTGGCAATGTTGATGATGTTCTTGGCGGACTCCATGTAGGAGTTAACCACGTTGACATCAGGCTCAGTGCCGGGAGTGGAATTGGTGGCGGCGCGGTTGCCGGCTCCGAGGGCATTCTGGTCAGACTCACTGGTCTTCATTCCAGTAGTGATATTCTTACCGTTTATTTCGAACACGGTGCAAACTCTCACAAGGAACTGGGACCTCTTGGCTGGCATTAATATGGCACCCATATAGAAGTGGGCGGGAGCGGTGTAACCTGGGCCGGGATCTGATGCGGCTGGGATGGGGTTGCCATCCATTTCGGTATCGGTTGGGAAGAATGGGGCATAACGTACGGTGAGAACACGTCGATCGATGGGACCGGTGTAGTGTTTGCGTTCACCTGTCATCTGGCCTATGGTTCTTCCGGCAAGGGATAGATGGTTAGGGTCAGTTAATGCGACGCGATAGCCACCGATATCAAGGGCGGTACCTATGTAGGCTATTTTCATGGCAGACGCGACGACGCGATAATTCACGCCATCTGGGGTAGCTGTCAAGTTAGTGGAGGAGTATTGGGAATTGGTGCGAGCCAAGACAAGTTGTGTCAAGGGTGCGCCAATGATGATTTGCCCTCCTGTGGCATAGGTGTTGTTGGTACCAACAACACAATCGAGATCGTTGAAACAGGATCGTTGTGGATCGAGGACGACATAACCACCGGTGACGGGAACGTCGATGACAAAATCGACTGTAGCACTGCACGTGGCGGCGGTGGTGATATGGTTACTGGGGACACAGACTGAGGCATCGGCATGCCACGGATCGGCTAAGGCGCGAATATAATTGCGCCCGCACCGGCTAAAGTAAACCTCATTATGCACACCTGTTGCGGTGGCCATTTTAGGGTTGCGTGGAGCGGCTCTCATCTTGCGGCGGGAACGTTTGGAATTGGGGTTGGGTGGTGTTTGTTTGCGTGGGCCTTTTGGTTGGCGGTTTCGTTTGGTTTTGGAAACGGTAGACATGGATTAAATAGAACTAACTCTGGGTATGGTAATTAAAATCCCTGTCGGCCATCAAACCAAGATCGTTGGTCACTCCAATCGAAGTACGAACAAACCGGGGTGTCATGTGCTAGGCCTGAGACACTAAATGCCCAATGGGCGAGATCATGCTCAAGCGCCATTTGGGTGGAAACATCCATGCCAAAAGCTTGGGAAAAGCTAAGGCGGGCTTCCGTTGTAATGGGGACAAACTCATCAACAAGGGGGACTGCTTGGAGCTCGCGTAAGTACCTAAAGTACTCTCCGCTGCTAACGTCAAATGCAACCTTGCCCTTACCGGCAACTCTCAACAAAGCTTCAGCAAATGGTTGAAGAACTGGGACTCCTTTATTCAATATCGCCTCGCAAGTAGCGAGACCTCTTAAAAAGGTGAGCCTGCCTGTTTCGTTCAAATGGTACCACTTCATAGAACAAAGGGTATGGGAAAGGACCTTGTAAGGATTTCGAACGAACTTCCAACCGTGATAGGTGAGCACTGGCTGGGATTGACACCAGGAGATGTTCTCGAACTGGTGAGCGACGGAATCAACACGGATGACCATGCCAAACTGGGCCATGGTTTGTATAGCACCTTGAACTAAAGTGAGATGCCTCAAGTCACAAAAGACGAGACAATCATCACCATCATCGAACAAATCGTAGGATACGTTCAACGGTTGAAGGACTGCGATAACCATGATGAGCATGATTATGCAATTACCTAATGCCGTGTTCATGTCTCCACTCATACGCTTACCGCGTGTGCGGTAAACTAAACCTAGGGAACTACGACAAGTATTACGTAGCTGCCACCTAAGGATGCGAGCAAAGTCAGGGTCGGGGTTGCATAGCTGGTAAACAAGGTGTTCAGCTTGCAACAGCGCGGTATTAACATGTTTATCAAATCTGGAGGCATCAATAGATATGGCAACTGGGGTTGCGAATCTAGTCCACTTGCTGTGGCATATGCGTGCACGACGTAATTGATTGCAACCTTTACCAACCAACCGGGTGGGGCTGATTGAGGGAATCTTTAGGCTGTACAAGTGTGGCTCAATCGGCTTCAAGTAAGAAGCGAGAACTACACAATAGCGCGAATCTCGAAATTGGATAGGGCGAGGGTCTGGTTTAACCTTCTCTAATGGGTTCATCCTATCGGGCTTGATAAACATGGAAATGGTCGAGTCCTTGCGGGTCAAACCATTTGCAATGACGCGATCTGTAGCGTCTAAATATCGGGTACGTTTAGCGCCACTATAAGCATAGGCAAATAGGCCAAGCTCTTCCTGAGTGGTCTTGGGCAAGTGGCGGGCTAGGAACTGGGCGGCCCGGGTCAGAATAGTACGACCGACCGGGGTGCATTGCGGAGTGATGCCGAGAACACGGTTGCTAATGGCGACACGCTGATTCTCAAGACAATTATGGTGCAAGATCACACTCCACAAATGCGGCACAGGTGGTGTAGCGAGAGTCACAATCCACCTCTTGTGGGAACAAGGTTCATCGGGCATGCGTAGGATAACACACCCTGCATCGGGGACTTCTGTAGCTGTCTGTTTATCACAGCATAAAGCCTCCCGAGCCACTGGTGATTGCTACTTGGTGACAGTAGGATAACTGCCTGTCCAAGGGTTAACCTTGTCTGCACGGTAAGGGGCATAACTGGGGACCATTCCAAACTTGAGGAAATTGAACATATTCCATGCGACCCCTCCAGCCGAAGCAAAAGCCAACGCACTGGGGTGAGCTGAGGCCATATAGTCAGAGTAAAGATACCCTGCTTGATCTACGGCTGCGGCCTGGGCCTGCTTGGTCCATCGGTTCTTCTCGGTATAGTCAACTATCTTACGAGTGAACTCTGGGATCATAGCGGTGGTCTGAGCTTTGGAATGTAACCACGTAATGCACATGTAATAAAACTCCTCGGGGAAGTTATCATTATACTCCGCTCTCAGAGCTGTCACTATGCACCATGTGCACCGCGGACAATGAAATGAAGGTCCACGGCACAGAAGTGCTAGAAGGAGTAAAAAGGGAAATGAACATGCACAAAACGCGCTCAACGCCAACACATAGTGTCCGAATGTGGTGTCTGGGTCAGACAAAAGGAAAAACATTAGGGCTAACACCGGTGTCAGTTTGCACAACATCACTGACCAATGGGCGGCATTGGGGGTGAAGTGGCGGCGGAGCTTGGGGCAATAGCAACCTGGGTTGACGGCTGCTGGGGGATCCAAAGGCGGATCCGCAACGGGTGGGACGGGAGGAGCAACGGGAGGAACGGGGTTGACTGGGCCGGCTGAGCCAACCGGGTCAACGGGGACGGGTACCACGGGGTCAGCTGGAGGTTGCTCCTCGGGCTCTGCTTCATCATCACTGTCTGATGACGACGGCGGTGGGCAAGCTGGCGAATGCTTAGCGTTTGAACCGGAAACATAGTCCAAATAATAAAGCAAAGTGGTAACAAGCGCGGCCATTGAGGCAAGAATGACGGGGCTTGGGGTGACGTCACCCACAATAAATGGGTAAACGAAACCACTCAAAAACACAGTGGGATAAAGCACGCGCCTGAACCATGGGGGAGCCTGCACGTCGTCTGAGGGCATAGCCTCTCGAAGATCGACGCTTGGCAACACCTGGGTCAGGGTGCGAAATGTGATTTGAGGTTTGGGGACCATCACGGCAGTTAAGTTGGACCCGTGTGGGGTGACCTTGGGGCGGGAGCTGGTGGTTTCGCGTTTCTGGGAAACTTTCAACTGCCACTCGTCAAGGTGGGTGCACGCCTGTTTGCACATACTAGAGTATCGCTCTGGTAGTGGTTGGAGGCTCCCTTGCACCAGTATGTAATTATCTGTACACACTTGCTTCGCGGAGGGGACCTTATATGCTGGCCCGCGACTTCGCGGCTTCCTAATTTTAACGGAGGAACTCACCTCGGGGGGGTG